ATCCTTCTCCACCCTCCCAATCTTCGTTTCAGGAGAGAGATTCAAGGAAATCATCACCGATGGATACAGGGAATTGGCATCAAAGGATACGATGTTCTCCGCAAACCCAATTTTTGGTTCTGCCACATAGCCACCGGGAGCGCGGAAATCCGTCACGGGACGAATGAACGTGGGAATGTATTCCCCCCGCATACGGGCGCGTATGGCAATTGCTCCGTTCATTGCTGGAAGTGTTCTGATTGCGCTTTCCAGATCACATAATCCGGTGTATGCAAGGAATCGGATGAGATTGATATATCCCTTTTTTTGATCTAACCCCACAACGATTTCCACATCGCGTATATTGTAATCAGTGTAGGTATTCCAATCATTCTTTGCGAGTTCCCAGAGATTGCCTTCGTGAGCTACCTTATTAATCCCCAATTCAACTTCCCCGATGTTATCCAGCTTATACGATTCCTGTTTCTCCAGATTGAACTTCTGATAAATCACATAATAATCAAGGATTGACAATCCTTCGACCACATATTCCTTGGATGGCATTCCAAATTTACCGTTTGGATTGGTCTTTTCATAAATTCTACCTGTTGGGGACAGCTTATCAGCCCATTCCTTCCCCAATTGAAAGGTGATTCGATTTACAAGATATGGAACGTCGAATGCTGCTATGTTCCAACCACTTAAAACATCGAAACCTTCCTTTTGAAATAATTTGATGAATGATTTAAGCAACTCCTCTTCGGATTTGCACCAATAATATTTCACATCATCTCTCGTGGTGTGAAAATTCTTCAATCCAAATACATGATACATCTTGGATTCGGAATTATAGATCGTGATCAGATTGATTATCGATTCAGCTAATTCCGGTTCGGGAAAATGTGAGGAATTCGGGCATTCCAAATCAAAATAAGCCACCTTCAAAGGATGTTGGGAGAAATTATCATCCTCACAAACAGACCAATAATTATCAATCAGGAATTGCTGATATGGTGGCAAATTCTCATAAATCCGCTTAATATTACTATCTTTTACGAAATTATTCCTGTCGTATCCACTGGCAAATTCGCGTTTCGTGAGAGATGTCCCATATATGGACTTCTCCGTTCCCTTCTTGTCTTCCAAAAGGATGTAGGGCTTGAAATCATGTTCTTCGCGGATGCGCTCCCCATTCTCATTCCATGAAAAAAGTGTGATCTTTCTTTCCCGATTGTTGTAAACACAGTTCCTATACACATCAACAGATTACCACAGGTTCTTTCTAAGTCAATCACTTGGTAGCAACCAATAAATCATATCCCCTTGCACTGTTTGTATTGGGATCGACAAAAATGTTCGGGAAGTCCTTGCTGATATGTCGTTTCAGCAATGTTTTATAGAAATTCATCCGTCTTGGATTGTTCTTATCAACTCTCATCATGATACCAACCAACTTGTCCGCGAATCCACCTTGAACACTGTGGATGAATGATTGTTTCAACATCTCAAACAATTCCAAGGCATGGATTCCCACATTTCCAGTGTCATCATGTCGCCCACTGGAATCCTTGAACTCAACCATCATCACATATTCTCCATCTTGGATATTTAAAAATGGTTCATATCCTGAAACAATTTCCATCTGATTCTTGTGTTCCGCTTCAAGGGAAGCTTTGTTTGAAATATCGCGGATACGCTTGGCATTGTTGTAGCTCAAAGTTACTTGGAATTTCTGACCATTTTTCAATTCAATCTCATACGCATCAAAAACGCCGTCATCAAACGGTTCTTTGTCTTTGATTTTCTCAAATGATTCCAGAAGGAATAAATCATTGTGGGGGATAGATTCAAATATCCCGTCCCATCCAAAATCGGGTTCATCAATCAGAACGATATCGCCAAATCTGATAGACTCGTAAATAATTCCCAAAATTTTATCATCTTTTTTCATAATTAATCATTCCAATATTTCATGAACCTACGGGATGGATCACCCCATGCTGTATTAAGTGGCTCCAAGAATGCCCCGATATTCTCCGGTCTTTCAAGGAATCTGCTTTCCCCAAGCTTTCTAAGCTCTGGAACCAGCTTGTAATATTTGGAACGGTTCTTGTAATTTAGAATCGTTTCCACCTTCTGTTCCAAATCGGTAGAATCTGTGAATTTAAGGAAATCGGGAGCATCCTCATACGTCACCATATCCTGCACCATGCAAGGAATACCCAAACAAGCTCCCTCGATGTATTTGATATCGGATTTTGATCTGTTGAATGGTATGTCCTTCAAGGGCGCAAGAAGCAATTGGGGATTCAAAGAAGCGATGAATTTAGGGTAATCCATCAAAGATTGCCAAGGGTGGAATTCAATCTCCTTGTTATTAACATAAGGATGAAGGGGAGGGGGATAAGCACCAATGAAAATAAACTGATACTTGTGGCGATTATCAATGATGAATTTCAGAACATGGGAGAAATCATCCTGTTGTCCCGTGACATTCTTCACATCAAAGTGCGCTCCCGATCCTGAATAAAGGATGCGTGGTTTCTTTTTATTTCTATCAAAATTCTGGATGACCTTACCATAATTATAGTGATGTCCAATCCACCATTCGGGGGGGAAATTGGGGACTACTGAAGTCTTCTGTTGTCCCGTCTTCTCGATGAAAAGATCACGCATGTATTTACATGTCACTGTCACCTCATCCGCCATGTTCATCATGTCCACACAGTTCTGACGAATCTCATCGGAAGCAAATGCATGTTTATATGAATTATAATCAGGAATCTCTTCGTGGAATACCACATCATCCACCTCATAGACAATCTTAAATCCGCATTCGGGTTGGATGCTCTTGAGGAATTTGAAGAACTCCTTCTGTTGAGTGGAACACTGACGTTGCAGCTTGATGGTTTTTACATCCTGATACCAATCCTTGTTGAGAACCATTTTGGTGATTGTGGTGGAGTCTCCCAATCCGCACATATTGATGTGATTCTCACTCCATCCTATACGATATTGACCACAACCTCCCCTGTCGGCGGCAAAGTTTAGATAAGTATTACCCCTTTTAGGGGGTTCTTGAGTGGGGGTTTTTACCGAATAGGGATTCTTAGGAAAAGGACTGCTGAATGGCTGAACAAACATGTAGAGATTTATCCATATTTATACATTTGTCAATTGTTTATTCTTCTAGTAATCCCACCTTCTTTTTCAAGTTCAATAATTGATCCCGTGACTTGTTTCAATATTTCCTTTCTATGGGAAATTGCATAAACAGCCAAATCGTTCTTTTCAATTCTTTTTTTGACGAGTTCTACCAATAAATCAAACCCCCTCTCATCAAACGCCGCGTCAAAAACCTCATCTATCCATTCCACGTTAGATGACACTCCTGAAATCTTCCTTTTCAAATCCTTGAATGCCCATGCACACGCGAGATCGACAGTTCTGCGTTCTCCACCGCTCAGATTCCAGTAAGAAATTTCCTTGCCCTTGTCATTGGAAAGCTGTTCATCAAAGTATTCATCGAATTTACAACGAATGGACATACCAAGATCATTAATATATTGCTGGATACTTGCGTTCATCATGGAAAGGAGTCTCTTCACCACAAAGCTACGGACACCTTCTTCTCCCAGAACGAATTTACACACCTCATAATCTTCCGATTTCTGCTTGAGCAATAGGAAATTATCACGTTCCGTGTCATATCTCTCCTGCGTCTTGATGATATTCTCCTCAAAAGCTGGTTTGGGTAATTCATCCAACTTCAAATTATCCAGAGATTCCTTGTATTGTTTGAGACTAATTTCCAGACCTTCCAATTTCTGCTTGGTGACTTTAGCTTCGTTGATTTGGTCTTGAAATTCAGCTACCTTTTGTTGAACCTTTTCTTTTTTGGAATGAAATTGGGATTTATCTTCCTTCAATTTATCAATTTCCTCAACAATATTATCCAATTCGGATTGATATTGCTCCTTCATTTTCTCCAGATGTTCCACATGTGTATGGGGAATTTCTTGAAGGCACTTGTCACATTTAATCATTTTTCAAAATTTCGTTTAAATCTTTTCTCTCCGTTTTGCATATAGCAAAAACACGATCAATCATTCTATTAGCGTTAGGTAACAATTTATAGGTTTTAAATTTATTCAACAAATCATATAATTTAGACATTCTAATATAATCACCATCAGATTTTTCATTATCTAAAACATTTAGAAAATCTTCAATAGATGTCAACTTACCCCAATCCAATGAATAAGGAATTTGTGTAAAATGAGATTGATGGTTTATCCAGTGTTCAACCCTACTTTTTTCAATAACGAATATTGGTTGTTTTTTCATATCACTTTCTCAATTTGTTCAATTTCTTTCACCTTCAGCTTCCTCAAAGTCTCCTTGGAAGAGATTTCGTTATTCACATGACCGATCTTTCCATCCAGCTTTCTCCAAGCATCATCCCACTTCTCTTTCTCCGTTTGGATGGTAGAAATATCCATAATAGATGTTTTAGCAATCTTTTCAGATGTTTCATCAATCTTTTCCTGAATTTCTTTGCGCTTTTGATCAAGAATCGCTTCCCGCTCTTGGACTTTCTTCAAATAATCTTCTTGCTGCTTGTTTAGGGTTTCCAATGTGTTATTGATTTCTTCCAACTTGGCAGAAGAAATGTTCATCTCCCCTTTATTATCACGAATCAAAGTCTTCAATTCGTTGCTCATCTTACCAAAGACTTCCAGAGAGAAAATGTCATTGATGAATTTGCGCTTCTCTTCAGGCTTCTTTGCCATGAATGGGATGTTATCCGAAAGAGATAGAATATCACAACTACGACAAATCACAGGATTGGAACCGATCAAATCACAGATGAATTTGTCGGTGTTGGCAATGGAATCCTTGGTGATGTCTTCCTCGCATCTCAGAAGCGTCACAGTGCTTGGTTTGACTTGCCGCTTTATCGTGTATGTCTGAACGTCTTGCTCCGTCTCTACGTCGAACGTAAGCTCAATGGCACCCTTTCCTTTGGTGATGTTGTTGATGATGAAATCCTTTTTAATTTCACGGATGGTTTTACCGAATAATGCGAAATAGAAAAGTTCGGCCATAACTGATTTTCCAATACCGTTCACACGATCTGGATTATCAATATTCCTACCAGTGATCAGATTAAATCCTGATTGGAAGTCAACCGATATTTGGTCATTTCCCACACTGAGGAAATTTTGACCTTTTAAATTTTTATAAATTATTCGTCTCATATTATTTTATCATCCGCATTGTTTCATTTTTTGGATAACTTCTTTATCAATCTCTTCTTGAATAATATCACGAAATATTTGCATTTCAATTGAATTGAACGCTTCATCATATTCTTCCTGTGTGTAATCCTTATACCACCTACCAGTGTGGTCTTCATACACCCGAATATAACCATCCTTTACGGGAAATTCCTCATCTACACTTTTCATACAATTCGTCGTTGATTTTTTTAACTCTTACCAATTTATCTGGTTCTAAATTCAATTGTTCATAGAACTCGTCAAACATTCCCACAATATCAATGGAATCCACCTGTTCAACATCCCCGATTGTCTTGGTTGCCACGTTGTATTCCGTTGTGAGGCGGAATGGAGCAAAGTTGGACAGGTAAATCTTTAACTTCTCCACCTTATCATCATCCATCTCCTTGTCAATGATCAGCTTTACGATGTTTCCTTCCACATCCTCCGCTTTGTAGTCCTTAATCTTGGACAGGGGAATTTTGATAAATTCTGGAGACACCGTATTCTTCACGAATTCCACCGAATCATCTTCCAGATTCAGAATGTGATAGCCCTTATCATCTCCGCAATCGTTGAAATCGTGGGGAAAGGTATTGCCAATATAGCGGATTGTTCCCTCATTGTATTTCTTGATACTCTTAGTATGGAAATGACCAGACCAAACGTTGGTTGTTCGGGATGCTAGGAAATCCATAACTTGGAATCCATGATCACAAACCTTGTAATTGTTCATCTGAAATGATTGAATTTCAAAGTGTCCAAAGATGTGATCAAATTTACCTTCCGGCAATTCATGGTTCCATGGAACGAATAGCAATTTCTTACCAAACGCATCAAATTCCAAATTCTGGTCAATGATGGTGATGTTATCATGACCCTTGAGGAATCCCAAGCTATGGACATCGGAACGGTTCTTGTAGAACGCATCGTGGTTGCCAATCACCATAAAGAGGTTGAAATTCTTGAATTTGGCGATCAATTCGGATGCAACGTGAATTGTCTGAACGGAAATCTCCGAACGGTTGTGGAAGAAATCACCAAGGAAAAAGATGTCTGAAATCTTCTTTTTCTTTAAATCAGCGACGATCCAATCAGCCCATTTTAAGGCTATCTCATGCCACTCCGTCGAATTTCCATATAGACCCAAATGAAGGTCTGAAAATAATGCTACTTTATTTTTCTTTATCATATTCTTTTGCTGTTTCATTAAGCACATCTCCAATATTTCGGAAAAAACTTTCAATGTGGTAGTTATCTCTCCACATCATATCTCGTCCAAAAGACGGTGTATATTGATCAATAATTTTAGCAGATTTCTGCTGAACCCTGTCGAGATAATCCTTTCTCACTTCGTTCAATAATTCATCCTTGTCGTATTCTGATCGAATCAATCCTTCCACTTTTTCAATCAACAATCTCTGATCAAGAGATGCTTGCGATTTAATTTGTTGTAAGTTCATGCTATTCGTCATCATACTCATCTCCCTCCAAATTCGGTTTCACATATACATGTCCCATGGAATCCGGCCCACTCATGCTTTCCATATACACCATCTCCTTGTAATCCTCCAGACCCTTGTGTTGACCGTTTTCCTTCTTGATGCGGTTACAGAAAGCGTTCCAAGCAATGCGGTTGAAATAGGAAAATGGGTTGTATTCCGATTCGATGTTATAGAGCTTCTTTTCCAAAGCTGCATACATTTTCAACACCGCATCCCCGACCATTTCCTGTTTCCAAGACTTGGAATAACGGATGAAATTGATCTTGTATGACAATCCCTCCGCAATATTCATCAAATGGACACCCAATTCATCCAAATTCTCCCCCGTTTCATAATACTCAACCAATTGCTGTTTGAAGAGCTTGGAATTGACATAATGGGGTTTCTTAGCGTTTTTGTTTTCCGTCATATATTAATAGCAATTTCTTTAGATCGCCACACGATCTGTTCCTTATCATAAATCTCCTGCCTATGTAACGCATGGGAATAAGAATACTTTAAATTATCTGATACATCAATGATGCGGAGCTTGGATTTGTTATCATGCAACCGGAGTCCCCGACCAATGGATTGCACGACCCGAATGAATGATTTACCAAGTCCCGCAAATATGATATTTGGGAGATTCTTGATATTAATACCAGTTGAAAAAATGGATGCCATTGCAATACAAATGATATTATCATTCTTTTCCATCATGTCAATTATTTTCTTTCTTTCTTCGACTTCCATTTCCCCCTTAACAAAGAACACTCTCTTATCAGATCGGGAACGCACAATATGTAATAACTGATCCCCATGATCAAGGTGATTAACCATGATAAGGGTATTACCAATAAGTGCATCAGATAATTTAGCGATGATTTGATTTCTTTTTTCGTGTTTGTATAGATATTCCAGTTCATCTTTATATTTAAATTTTTTGGTTTTTGGGTGATTGAGTTGTAGAGACGTAATTTCCACATCAGAAATATATCCCTCATCCCTAAGTTCTTTGGATTTCTTCTCATATATCACGGAGCCAAATGTTCCAATTGTCTTCCATTGATCAATGGGCTTATCAGAAAGGGTTCCCGTGAAACCGAATTTATTGGGAGTGTGGATTTTGTTTATGATTTTGGAAATCTGATTATCGGCTGAAATTTTATGACATTCATCGGTTATGAGCAGATTTACGCTCAAAATCCATGGATTGTCGGTAAATTGAGAAAGAAGGTTCTCAGAATTGCATATCACAACTTGGGTATCCTGCGGTTCCGTCCCTCCTGTCCATCCTGAATACGTGAATGTCACGCCATAATCTTCAAAATCACCCTGTAATTGGTTCACAAGAGATAGACCGGGGACTACTATGAGACATTTGAATGTATCATTTGATACGTTTCTCGTATAATTTTCTATGAGAAGTGCCTGTGCCAGAGATTTTCCGGCAGATGTCGCAAGTAGAAACGTCCCAAATCCTTTTTTCAGACCAGCAATCACTGAATCCTTCTGATAATATCGGGCATCGTATTTCAAATCATCCCAAAATTCCTCAATCACCACCCCGCACTTCAATCTCTTCTTGAAATCATCAGTTAGGGATATATCGGTGATCTGGTTATCCCTGAGATATTTCAGAATCTCCCCATGGAATCCAAAATCAAACAAACCAGATGGTGTGATGGCATACTTGCGATCCTTGACGAACCGATGTCCTTTCTTCTTGGCGAAGAATGCCCCATCATTCTTGGCGGAAAAATGATTACGAATCATCCCAAGGGTGTCAGAATCGGTGATGATCTGCCCCTGCCTTTTGGATGGTTTGTAGTCAAGGGTTATCATTTAAGATTCTTGGAGAGTCTTGATACTGATTATATTTTTAATATCTTGGGAAATGAAAGTGATCAGACTCACCACCCTATCGAGATATTCCACCAGATACTCTTGTTCCTTGATCTTCTGGTTGATGTTCTCCAGCGATGGGGTCTTGTCCAGATCGTCCATCACTTGCTTGTTGAGAGCCACTGGAGACTCCTCCATCAGCTTCTTCTGAAGTGTGTGCTTGGTGGATGCCTTGAGCTTGTAGAGATTGTCCTTTTCGATCTTCGCATCGATTAGACGGCATACCCAGAAATGTTTCTCTGCGGGAACTCTCTTAGTGACACCCTCCAGCGTGAAGTCGTCAATTTTAACGAACTCTTCGAATTGTGTTTGGTATTTTTTAATCAACTCAAGCGACATATATTAAATAGTAACATGGAATACTCTCGTGTCAAGGATGAAAAGAATATCGCAAATATTTATCAACAAATGCTTAATGAGGATATGACAAGCGGTGGTGCGTTTGGTGGTGATATTGCGGGTCATGCTGGAATGGAGAACACGGATTGGTTTGCACCGGGGGATGCCAGAAACCCGTATGGAATGGGAATCACTACGAGAAGTGGTCAATTGAGTGCGAAAAAAGGTAAGAAACGTAAGAAAAAGCGTGTTCAGAAACAATAATTTTTGTACATAAGACCAAGCCCGCCCACCACCCCTAATTATATTCGCCATATTGATTTGTCAATAGTGTAATATGAATTATTTTCAAGTTTTTTCAATTATTGTTCATCTATTCCCACCCTCCTCCCTATACCTTAACATGACTATTTCAAAAGTCAATACCTTATAATTAATTAGCTTATTATTAGATATTGATTAGATATTAACTATGATTAAAGATAACTAAAGAAAGAAACAAAGAAAAAAAAATTAATTCTAATAAATACAATCAATCAGCTTACCAAAGCGTACCAACGCTTATCATTAGATATTGATTTAGATTAATTATAATTAAATATAAATGGAAAAAATTTTGGAAACCGCCCCACAAATCACCACTTGGAAGAATTTCCCAACCGATACGGAAGGTGTTGTGGGATTTGTTTACCTCATCCGCAACAATCATCCAGAATCTACACGCAAATATTACATCGGTAAGAAACAGCTTCTCAAGCGTGTGAAGCGCAAACCATTGAAAGGTAAGACACGCAATCGCATTTCATTTGTGGACAATGATGTGGAGAAGTATTGGGGATCGTCCAAAGAACTCCTGAATGATATTGAGAAATATGGGATTGAGCATTTTTCAAGGGAAGTGATAGAGGTGTGTTACTCAAAATTCCATATGACGTATTCGGAACTACTGTGGCAGATCAAAACCAATTCATTAATGGATCAAAGATTCTACAATGGCATTCTAAATGTTAGGATTTCGAAGATACCCAAAGGATTTGTTGACATTGAACGTGATCCTGCTATTTTGAAGCTGTGACAAGGATTCAATTTCAAAATAGAAAGATCATCGACATTGATGAGATATTTCGGGATACGAATGGAAATTTCGCAATCCTTTTGGAATCCCTTGGATTGACCACCACCTTTGATTTCTCCAAGCGCAATAACCAAAAATTATACACCCACGAGTTCATCAAGACCACAACACAATTCCTGAAATACAACACCCACACGGATTTCATTTTCTTTTCCAATGCTCTTACCAAGGACAAGTTCCGCAATCGACTTTTGGCTAAAATCCGGCGAATCTTCAAGATAAGGATTTGGGAAGCCAATTATGATTTGGAGCATTTAAAATACCTGATTGATATTCGGGACTGTTCCACCATCTCTGGATTGGAAATGGCATTTTCGGATCGCAAACCCCCATCGTTCCGCAAGATTTCCAAATATCTGGAAAAGGAAGGTCTGACATTCCTAAATGAAAAATACTTTCAAGATGTGGTAAACAAAATGATAATTTTCAATCATTAATCTAAATAGTATTATGAGCAAATTTCTTGAGATTTTAGAACAACACGATCCTGCCAACCAATCCAAGATGGATGCGGCATTTCAGGCGAAATTCTTCCTTTATGAACAAGAAGTCCCTTTCAGTTCCAAAGGTTCCCAAATCATCCTTCATGCGGAACAAGGGGATATTATTTTGGAAGCTGTGGGTATGCAAGCCCGTCAAGATATGGGCGATCTCCCAGAGGAAGAACAACAAACAGTTGGTTCGTATGATATTGACGGAGAAGTTGAAAAATTGGGCGCAAAAGCATTAAGTCTTGGCCCAATGGGTAAGCTTCTTGGGACGAAGGCACAGAAAGCGAAAGCGGCAGCTAAAGAGCGCGATAATGTTGCGGGTCAAGCGGTAGAACAGTATAAAAACAACACCAACAGCCTAAGAAAAGCGGTTGCAAAATCCAAAGCGAAAAAATTCAACGTTGTTTAACATGAAATCTAAAACCTTACAATTAATCGCAAGATACCAAACCATCTTGGAACAAGATGAGCAAAATCCTGAAGCTGGTATGGAACAAGCACCACCCCAAGAAGGTCAAGCTCCTGCACCAGAGATGCCTCCTGAAGAACCTCAAGAGACAATCCCCCTGAGTTCTCCCGCCGAAGTGCGTTACATGGAAGATGTGGTTCTAGCTGCTCTCATGGAACCCCCCAGTGGCACGGATC